CCGTGCGGCTGGCCCGCCGCTTCTGCGAAAGCAAGATGGCGTCCTGCCACAAGTCGGGCGATGACGCGATGGCCCGCCAATGGGTGCAAACCCTGCAAGCCGTCCTCTCCCGGCAGAGCGCGCTGGAGGATCGCTTCCGCGACATCTTGGAGCGCGACAAAGCCACCATCAGCGTGAGCGCCGCCGAGCGCACCTACCGGGGCGTCTTCCAAGACATCCGCCAGAAGCTACTTGCCGCGCCCGCCGCCTTGGCCGCGCGGCTCAACCCGCAAGACCCGCCGCACGCCTTGGGCATCCTTGAGGAGTATCTGCAAAAGACCGTCTTCCGCGAAATCTATGAAACAGGAAATTGAGCAAATCAAAACCGCCGACCTCGTGCCCTATGCGCGCAACGCCAAAAAGCACGACGAGGCCCAAGTCGCCAAGCTCGCCGGAAGCATCCGCGAGTTTGGCTTTAACAACCCCGTGCTGATCGACGCCGACAACGGCATCATCGCGGGCCACGGGCGCGTCATGGCCGCGCAAAAGCTGGGCCTTGCCTCCGTGCCGTGCCTGCGCCTCTCGCATCTTTCCAAGACACAGAAGCGCGCTTACATCCTTGCCGACAATCGGCTGGCCGAACTTGGCGGCGGATGGGACGCCGAGATGCTCAAGCTGGAACTGGCCGACTTGGGCGACCTCGATGTCGACTTGGACGGCATCGGCTTCGGCGCGGATGACTTGCAGGACTTGGAGCTATCCGAGGAACATGAAGCCAGCGATGTGGACGCCGAACCCCAAATCGACAAAGCCGAAGAACTCCGCGCCAAGTGGGGCGTCGAGCCGGGGCAGCTTTGGGAGCTTGGCGACCATCGGTTGCTGTGCGGGGATAGCACAAAACCAGAAGATGTTTCTCGGTTAATGGAAGGACAAAAAGCCGAAATGGTTTTCACCGATCCTCCCTACGCTTTGTTTGGAAATTCAACAGGCGTGCATGGAATTGCTGACGACAAAATGGTGCGTCCGTTTTTTCGGGACATTGGCCGCGCAAGCATGGAGTGGGTCGAAAACTTCGGGCACGTTTATCTCTGCTGCGATTGGCACACGGCTTTCGTGATTCAATCTGTGATTGCCGAGGTAGGGCTTACGGCAAAAAACCTTTGCGTTTGGGACAAGGGCGACGGAGGCATCGGCGCGAACTACCAACAGTGCTACGAGTTGATTTGGTTCTTCACAAATTCGCCGCGAGCAAAAGGGACAATGGCAAAAAAAGAAGCGGGAGAAAAAACCGTCAATGGCGTGCCGAACATCTGGCGATTCCCCCGCGTTCAGAAAGATCGAATCCATAATGCCGAAAAACCCGTGGGGATGGTTAGCGTGCCGATCACGAACGGCAGCAAGCCGGGCAATATCGTTTTGGATTTCTTTAGCGGGAGCGGAACCGTCCTCATCGCCTGCGAGCAACTTGGCCGCAAATGCCGAGCCATCGAAATCTCGCCCGCCTATGTCGCCGTGGCCCTGCAGCGTTGGTCGGAAGCAACGGGCAAAACTCCATCGATAGTAAAATGACAGACACACCACAAACCGACAAAGAGCAGATTCACCACAGACTTGGATGGCCTAAGTTTGCAAGGAAACTTGAGAGCGAACTCGCCGTGGCAAAGAAAGCATTGGCCCACGCAAGGTTTCAAGCAAACGAAAGGCTGCATCGCCTTAACTCGGCACATTCCGAAAGAAGAACAATGCTTGAGGCGCATGAGCAAACCAAACGCGAGCGCGACATGGCACAAAAAGCTGAACGCGAATCCTTGGCTAAAATGTGCCAAGCTTTTGGATATTTGAGCACGATTGCTGAGGACTGTGATGCGTGGCTGAACAATCAGACAGATGAAACGGCGTGCGACTTTATCAAACTTGTAAGAAAATACGCGAAGGAGGCAACATATGGGAATACTTAAACAAATACTACTTGACGCTCGCGAAACGGAAACGCTGAGGGTTGAGCTTGAGAAAGTAAAACGCGAAAGAGACGAGGCTTTGGCAAAGGCCAAAAGAATCCAGCGAGTATGCGAAAGCGTCCATGATCGTATTCTTCGCGGAGATGACGACATTACACTGCTCAACATGCTGACTGATGGATGGCGAGACGCCACGGGCAAGACGCCGAAGCTGGTGGCATGACGTTATCCGCCCAACTGGAGCGCAGCCTGCGCGATGTCTTTGCACCCATCGACACACGCCAAGTCTGGCAATGGGCCGAGGATGAGATTGTGTTGTCGCGGCGGCAGACCGAGACGCCGGGGCCGTATAGCACACTGCTCACGCCCTACGTCCGCGAGCCGTTGGAGTGCTTCAGCGATCCGCGCGTGACGGACTTGACCCTGTGCTTCGGGTCGCAAACGAGCAAGACCACCATTCTGATGATCGGGGCCGCGTGGCGCATGGTGAATAATCCCGCGCCGACCATCTGGGTCATGCCGACCGAACACTTGGCCCGCTCGTTTTCCGAGAACCGTTGGCAACCGATGGTGGACGATTGCCACAAGCTCGCCGCGCTCAAGCCCGCCAACCACAACCGATGGAAGGCGCTGGAGATGTCCTTCCGCGATGCCACGCTGACCATGGTGGGCAGCAACAGCCCTGCGTCATTGGCTTCGCGTCCTGCGGGTTTGCTCATCATGGACGAGACGGACAAGTTTGCCTTGCCGACCAGCCGCGAAGCCGGGGCCGTGGCCTTGGCCGAGAACCGCACCAAGAGCTACACCAACGCCCTGCGGGTCAAAGCCAGCACGCCGACCACGGGCGAGGGCGAAATCTGGCAAGCCTTCACGGGCGCAGACCAGCGGTATTATTTCGTGCCGTGTCCGCACTGCGGCCACAAGCAGCGCCTTATGTGGCCGCGCGTGCGCTGGGCAGATGAAGCGCAAAGCGAAGACGGGCGGTGGAATCTGGAAGAAGTAAAGCGCACGGCGCACTACGTTTGCGAGGGCTGCGAGGAACCAATCAACAGCGGTCACAAAACCAAGATGCTGCGCGAGGGCGAGTGGAGGGCAACAAACCCAAACGCCCCGGCAGGCAAACGCAGCTACCACTTGAACAGCCTTTACGCGCCGTGGCGTTCCTGCGGCTTCGGAGAGCTTGCCGCACAATTCTTAACGGCCAAAGAAGGGCTGCTTGGGTTGCAGGACTTTATCAACGGCGCATTGGCCGAACCTTGGGAAGAACAACTCACAGGCGAAGCGCGCCCGCTTACCGTGGGCGAATACCGCTTGCGCGACGAGCCGCAGGAAGGCGAGGCCCGCATCATGGCTGTGGACGTTCAGCAGACCAATATGTTCTACGTCTGCCGAGCGTTCCGCAAAGACGGCTCCTCGCGCCTTGTGGACGAAGGGCAATTCACCACATGGGCCGATTTGGAATTTAAGGTCAAAGAGCTTGGCTGCGACACGCCGCGCAACATCGGCCCGCTCACGGCCAAGCTGGTCGTGGTCGATTCGGGCTTTCGCACCGACGAGGTTCTCGATGTCTGTATTCGCAACCGCTACTTGCCGAGCAAGGGCGAAGACCGCCCGGAGGGCTACGGCGTGAAGGTCGGCCAAATTCTGCGGAAGGCCATCAGCGTGGTGCGTCCGTATCGGCGCGGCTACTTCCTCATGCTGTTCTCGTCACCCGGCGCGCAGGATGTTTTGGAGTGGCTGCGCGGTGGACGCGGGCCAGCGTGGACAATCGCCGCCGATGCGTCCGAGGAATACAAAGCGCACTTGGACGCGCACCGCAAAGTTAGCCGCCGCAACCCGATGACCGGGCGCGAGCAATTCATCTGGCGGCAGATCGGCAAGCGCCCGAACCACCTTCTTGACTGCGAGCTTCAGATCCTTGCCTTGGCCGAATACGGCAACATCATCCGGCCAAAGCTAGACACGCCCGGCGATTGACAACCCATCGCGTGAGCAATGTCTCCGCGCGCTTTTGTTTTCTCTGTTTGGGTCGCCAATAACAAGAAAGCCGCCGACACGGTGACGGCGCTTGAGACGATTGCGGCCAACGTCCACACCGTCACATCAGAAGCAGGGCGGCTAATGATTTCGGCCAGCACGGGCGGCAAGTCGTTCAGCTACACCATCCCGATGGACATGACGCCCGGCACAGTAGCCGAGATGGCTTTGCAGTGTTGGAACTTGGTCAAAGACATGACCGATGCGGAGCTTGAGACATGGCTCGGACGCAAGGCCATTCGCACGACCATCGCCGCTTTCAATTATCCAATGACATGAAACTGGCCGACCGCTTCAAACTGATTTCCAAAGCCTTGAGCCTGCCCAAAGCGCAGAGCTACGATGCCGCGCGGCCTTCGATCCAACGCCGCTATCCTTACAATGCTGTCGCGGTTGATTCGCACGTTGATGTGTCCGGGGCTGACCGCGAGCGGCTGATGAAGTTGTCGCGCTGGCTTTACAACAACGCTCCGTTTTTGAGGGGCTTGGTCAACGAGAAAGCGCGCTACGTTACAGGCGCAGGCATCCGCCCGCAGGCCCGCAGCGGTGACGAAGCATGGGACACCGCCGCCGAGGCTTACTTTGAGCAATGGTCGCGCGTGGCCGACATCCAAGGCCGCTACACCTGGCGCGAGATGCAGCGCATCGCCAGCATCGCAATCGACAGGGACGGCGAGGTTTTCTTTCGCACGGTGACGCAAAGCACGGGCTATCCGGCCTTGCAGCTTATTCTGGCGCACCGAATCGGTGACGCCCGCTCGTCGATCTACGAGCCGTCCAACCCGACCGCCCGCGAAGGTGCGCCCAACGTCATTGATGGCGTAGTTGTGAACGGCCAGATGCGGCCCATTTTTTACAGGCATCTTGTGGGCGATGGCATGGACGCAGGCGCGCGCTTCGAGGACATCCCGGCGCAGCAGATCGTCCACGTTGGCGAGGCCGCGCAGGGAGATGAGTTGCGTTACGTCACGCCGCTGGCCCCCAGCATCAACCACCTCCGCGACATTGGCGATGCCGTCTCCTTTGAAAAGATGGCGCTGAAGATTTCCAGCTATATCGCGCTTGCCATCAAATCGACCAACCCGCAGGCGGCAGACTTCTTTGGCGAATCCACGGCCAGCGTCAACACGACCGACAACACCGAGTTGACGGTGGAAAGCCTGGGTAATGCCGGCGGGGCCATTCCGCGCCTTGGCGTGGGCGAGGATTTGATTTCATGGACGAGCAACCGCCCGTCACAAAACTTCCGCGAATTTTGCGATATCCTTCTGCGCGAAGTCTGCGGCAACGTCGGAGTGCCGTGGGAGTTTTACGCGCGTCCTTCGGATGCCGGTGGCGCAGCCCTTCGCGCCGTGCTGGTGCGCGCGCAACGCACCTTTGAGCAACGGCAGGCGCTTCTGATTGACCGCCTGTGCAGCCGTGTGTGGGCGCACGTTGTCACGGTGGGCATGGCTAAGGGCTACATCCCGCAGAACGACAACTGGTGGCGCGTGGAGTGGCAGCGCCCGGCTGCGGCCAGCGTGGACTACGGACGCGAGGCGCAGGCCAACTTGAACGATGTGCGCGCGGGCCTTCGCACCTATGCCGAGGACTACAGCGAGCGCGGCATGGAGTGGAAAGACCAGCTACGCCAGCGCGCGGTTGAGGCCAAGTATCTGGCCGACCTTGCGGGAGAGTTTGGCATCTCGCCTGATTCCATAGCGACTTTTAACCCAAACCCCGCACCGCCTGTCGCGCAGCCTGCGCCCGCGCAAGATGGCCGTTGACCTAAAGCCCACCGAGGCAATGGCAAATGCCGCCGAGCGCGCGCTTGAGTGGCGGCGTGAATATGGGCGCGGCATGACTCCGACCGGGGTTGCCAGAGCGCGAGACATTTCCAACCGCACCAACCTCAGTCCAGAAACAATCGGTCGCATGGTGAGCTTCTTCGCCCGCCACGGCGTGAACCGCGAGGAGCATTACGACCGCAAAGAATCTGACGGCGGGCCAACCGCATGGCGCATCGCGTGGGACGGTTGGGGCGGAGATTCTGGCCGCGCTTGGGCCAACCGCAAAAGCGAACAGCTTGACAACGAGGCCGAGAACATGGCCGCAGCAAAATCTTGGTATGCACTACAATCGACCGAAGACGGCTCCGCCACGGAGATTCACCTCTATGATGAAATTGGTGGGTA